AAGGATATTGGCATAAAGATAGTAAAGGAAAATATTGGTCTGGTAAAGAACATACTAATGAATCTTTAGAATTAAAAGATACAACATTTGGTGGAGATATAACATTAGATTATATATCAAAAAATAATTCAACATCTCGTGGTTTTACTAAAAATTATAAATTTAACCTAAATTCAACTCTTTATAAAAATGAATTTGTTAAACCAACAGAAGATGATTATACTAAAGGATATTATACTCGTTATATAGCACAATTAAAAATATCTAAACAACCTTATATAATTGAATTAAGTAAAGAAAAATATGATTCATTATTAGGAGATGCTTCTACTCTTAGAGCATATAATACAGTATCATTATTATGGAAACTAACAGGATCTAAATATGATGTTATGAAAAATAATATACGAGTAGAATCAGGTATTGTAGATACAAATTTACGTTCAATACAAAACACTTCAAAAACTATTCCAAATATATCAGATATATTAACAGATCCACTTCAATTTTATAAACATGCAGAAGCATCTAATTTATATACATCAGGTGGAGAATTTAAAACTGCTAATGGACAAAACTATATAGGAGATTACCATATTCATAATAGTAAAGGACCTATGGTAGGTAAAACTCACACTAAAAAATCTCATGAGAATTTATTTCCAATAAATGAAATAATTTCCTCACAATCAATCAATCAACCAGATAAAAAACAACAACCCACAAGTAGCTACAATCCATCCCCAATGAATATGGGCAGTAGTTATAGTGGAGGTGGAGGAGATGGTTATAGTGGAGGAGGTGGTTATAGTGGAGGTGGAGGAGATGGTTATAGTGGAGGAGGTGGTTATTAAACTTGGAATTACAGTCTTGGGTTTGTATATTAATAGGGTAAATTAAAATTATGTATTACATTGTCAAGATGAAAGAGCAACTTATTTAGATCATAATAAATCAAAACAATGTTTTGTAAATATAATTTCACTAAATGATCCACTTCAATTTGTAGCTAAATAAGTTTGGCTAATCAAATATTTTATTATATATTTGGTTCACAATTGAGGTTATGTATTATATAGTTGAGACAAAAGAACAATTAGACCATTTATTTAGTCATAAGACAGAGTCTTGTTTCATTAATGTTATCACATTAAATGACAATCGTCATCCTTCTTTAACAAAACCATGTTTAGTTTATTATAATAATGGAGATAAAGGATACATATTGCCTATTAACCATAGCGAAGCATTTAGTTTAAAATGGGAAGATATTAAATACTATATTGAACAACAAGATAAAGTATTTGTACTAGATAAAAAATACCATTTGTATTATTTAAAACCAGATAATTTATATGATTTAAATTTTATTAAATACTATGATGAAACTGTTTATGACACTAAAGTTCATATAGATTTCAATCACCAAAAATATTACCTTCCAGAAGTGAATGATTTAATACCTATCCCAAAACACTATGAAAAATGGGAAAATATATATAATGAGGTAAAACAATTTATGGATGGTGAAATTAATGAATTTTTAAACACCAGAAGTACAAATGTATTTTATCAAATTGAAAAAAATGGTATAGGTATTGAGTCTAAAAAATTCCATAAATACTTTGAAGTAAATTGGAAAGATAATTCGATATACGGAAATACAGTTTTTGGTCAATACAATTTATACAATTTAACTACCCGCCCGTCAAACGCCTTTAATGGGGTTAATTTCGCTGCACTTCCTAAGGGCCATGCACGTGAATCATTTGAACCTAATAATTATGTTTTAGTTGAATTTGATTATAGTGCTTATCATCCTCGAATCATATCTAGTATAATAGATTATAAATTTACTGGTGAACCATATGATGAAGTACCTAAAGAAGTTATGTTTCAAAACATATATGGAGGTATTAGAGAAGAATATAAAGAAATTCCATTCTTTAAAAAACTAAATGAGTACTTAGATGAAATGTGGTTTAATTTTAATAGTGATGGAAAACTAAAATTAGCGACAATAACTCTAGATAAATCACAAATAGACCAACCAACTAAAAACAAATTATTAAGTTATATAATCCAGTCATATGAGACATACTATAATGTGATTACATTAGAACGTGTATTAAAATTATTAAATAATAAAAAAACCAAAATAGTATTATATACTTACGATTCAATATTATTAGATATTGATAAATCAGAAATAAAAGAATTACTACCTAAAATCAAACAAGAGTTAGAAGCAGGGGGATTTCCGACACATATAAATGTTGGTGAAAACTATGGTGCTCTGATTAAAAAATAACATATTTATGGAATATAATATAACCATACAAGAATTGAGTAACAAGTTATTTGCAACCTTCTCAAAGAAGGAAGACATAGAGACTACATTAGAGACTATTAAAGGTCGCTATACTATCTTATTTAATAAGATTTTTATTTTAGAATCTAAGGATAGCGATGAATTAATATGTACTTATAATATTGATCCAGGTAATTTAAGTTCTACTACTGTATTATCTAACACTATTTTATTACATCGTAAAAAGGAAAGTAATACACTTTATACTATTAATGCTTTAAATACTTTAATTAAAATATTAAATGGTGGAGTTGTTGATCCTAAATTTATGGTTAATTGGAATGATTATAAGAATACTATTTTATTAACAAATGGTCCTGATCTAAGAAAATTAGAGACATCTATATATAAGATTGTTAACCTAAGTTAAATTTATTATATTTATATACATGAAAAAACTAATCAACGAAATTGCCAGAATGCAACGTATTGCTGGTATAATCACTGAAAGTGAATATCAAGAAGTAGCTAATGTTATGGATGTAGCTAAAGCAGCACATTTAGAAGCTTTAAAAAAAGAATTAAATTCATCTAATTTAGATAATTGGTATATTTCAACTACTGGTAATGCATACGGTATTGAAATAACAAGTACTTCAGATGATCAATTACAAAAATTCTCAACTAAACACGATGATGAAGGCAATGTAACTGATACTCAGTTAGATAAAATCCAACCTACATCATCTAATCAAAAATCTTTATCAATTACTCCTACTCAGAAAAAAGAATTTTTAGATAGAATAAAAAATATTGATAGTGTTAATTTAGAAATGGACGCAGCAAATGTTTTAGCAAGAGTATTAACTAATGATGAAGCTGAATTTATTGAAGACGTAGAAGATTTTGGATTTGATCCAGATGCTGTTAAAGATTTAGCTCAAAAATTAGTGGGTATTATTACAGAAACTTTAATGAATGAAGTTAGTAATGATATTAAAAAACTTGGTAATGCTATTATAAAATTAGGAAAACAATTACAATCTGTTGATGAAGAAGATAGTAAATCTGTAATTGAAGTAGGCAATACTTTTATTAATAATGGAGAAAAAGCTGGATTTAAAAAATATAATAGTCTTGATACAGCTCTTCGAGATGAAATATTTGAAGATTTATATGATAAATTCAATATTGATTTAGATGAATTTAATTAAAAATCCAGCATACACTTCTTTAATATAAAAATCAAATATAATAAAAATAAGCTTCCAGAAATGGGAGCTTTTGTTAACTTAAGTTTGGCCATGAGCATATTTGATGTTATATTTACCTAGTACATTAATTAAACAGTTATATAAATATGGATTTAAACGCAATCAAAAGCAGGTTATCATCTCTGCAAAACAAAAAAGGAGGCGGCACAAAAGAAGACCGCACTAAAACATCTTGGGTTCCACCAGTAGGAAAATCAGTAATTCGTATTGTTCCATCTAAGTTTAACAAAGCTAATCCTTTTAGAGAAGTAATGTTTCACTATGGTATTGGAAACAAAACAATGTTATCATTAAGTAACTTTGGTGAGAAAGATCCAATCGTAGAATTTGCATCACAACTACGTAAAACAAGTGATAAAGAAAATTGGTTATTAGCTAAAAAAATTGAACCAAAAATGAGAATTTTTGCTCCTGTAATTGTTAGAGGTGAAGAAGACAAAGGTACTCGTTTATGGCAATTTGGTAGAGAAATGTATCTAGAATTATTAGGTATTGCTGAGGATGAAGATATCGGTGATTACACTGATGTTATGGATGGTAGAGATTTAACAATTGATACTGTTGGTCCTGAAGTAACAGGTACTAAGTTTAACAAATCATCTGTTCGTATTAAACCTAAAACATCTGCATTATCTGAAGATAATGAACAAATCAAATTATGGTTATCTGAACAACCAGACGCCATTGGTCTTTACAAAAAGTATGAATTTGATGAGATGAAAAACATCTTAATGGAATGGTTAGAACCATCTGAAGAAACAACTGAAGAAACAGTTACAGATACAACTGAATCACCATTTACTGATGAACCAAAATCTAATTACGCATTACCATCTAAACCTAAACAAGGTTTTGATGAGAGTGAATTTGATGATCTTTTTACTAATAACTAAAAATGGCTAAGGAAAAAAAGAGTATAAACACAAGTGTTTCTCAAGCTATCAAAGGTACATTTGATCTTGATAAGTTTAAGAAAACGAAACACTTAGACCAATCTGTTAAATTTAAACCACAAAGGTGGATTCCGTTTTCACCAGCGGTACAAGATGCTCTTTCCATTCCAGGCATACCTATGGGTCACATCACTATTGCTAGAGGTGGCTCAGATACAGGTAAAACCACATTGATGATTGAAGCAGCGGTCGCTGCTCAGAAAATGGGCATCCTGCCCGTTTTCATCATCACTGAAATGAAGTGGGATTTTGAACATGCCCAAAAAATGGGATTAGAATTAGAAGCTATTGTTGATGATGATGGAGATGGAATTAACTATAAAGGTTTTTTCCTATACACTGACAGAACAACTTTAAATTCAATTGAGGATGTATCAGCATTTATTGCTGATTTATTAGATGAACAAAAGAAAGGTAATCTACCTTATGATTTATTATTCTTATGGGATTCAGTAGGTTCTATACCGTGTCAAATGAGTATTGAACAAGGTAAAAATAATCCAATGTGGAATGCAGGTGCTATGTCAACTCAATTTGGTAACTTTATTAATCAAAAGTTTCCAATGTCACGTAAGGAAAGCTATCAATTTACTAATACCTTTATTGTAATTAATAAAACAGGTGTACAACCAGCATTAACACCAATGAGTCAACCAAGAATGACTAACAAAGGTGGTAATACAATGTATTGGGATGCTTCATTAGTTATTACATTTGGTAATGTTACTAATAGTGGTACATCTAAAATTAACGCACAAAATAAAGGTAAGAAAGTTGAATTTGCTAAACGTACTAAAATAGCAATTGATAAGATTCACGCTGATTGTGGAGTGGCGACTACTTCAACAGTAATTGTAACACCACATGGTTTTATTGATGATGATCCAGCTGATATTAAAGAGTATAAAAAACAACATGCTCATGAGTGGTTCTCAGAAGTCATAACAAACGTTGATGATCTTCGTATTTTTGAAGATAATAGTGAGTGGGAAGAAAGTCAAAATATATCTCCGATGATTGAGATAGATAATGACGACACAGATAATAAATAAAACCATATGAGCAAAAACACGTATAAAGAGATGCTTAATAGTATTAAGCCATCTAAGGAAGAAGAACTATATCTAAACAGTCGAGTACTCCTTGTAGACTCAATGAATACGTTTTTGAGAAGCTTTGCCATGATTAATCATATGAATCCAGCAGGAGCCCACATTGGTGGGCTCACTGGGTTCTTAAAATCAGTTGGTTTTGCAATTCGTCATATAAAACCTACTAGAGTAGTATTGATATTTGATGGTATGGGTAGTACTACAAATAAGAAAAATCTATATGCTGATTATAAAGCAAATAGAAAATTAACTAGAATTACTAATTGGGATGGGTTTGATAATAAGGAAGAAGAAGTAGCTTCTATTGAAAATCAAATATTACGTTTAATACATTACTTAAAATGTTTACCAGTTGATTTATTAGTAATTGATAAAGTAGAAGCAGATGATGTTATAGGACATTTAGTTACAAAATTAGATGATGAAGTCTATATTATGTCTGCTGATCAAGATTTTTTACAACTTGTAACAGATAAAGTAACTTGTTATTCACCAGTTAAGAAAAAATTTTATACACCTGAATTAGTTAAAACAGATTATGGTCTATATCCTCAAAATTATATCAATCAAAAGATATTAATGGGTGATAATTCTGATAATATAGCAGGTGTTAAAGGATTAGGACCCAAAAAATTATTTAAATTATTCCCAGAATTAGAACAACCAGAATTAGTTACTTTTTCTGATATAATGAATAAATGTAAAGAAAAAAGATCTGAACATGGTTTATATGAGGATATTTGTAATTTTGAAAAACAATTATTAGTTAATCAACAATTAATGGATTTAACTAATCCTGAAATACCAGAAGATAGTATTTTAGAAATAGATGAAGTATTAAATAATGAACCATCTAATTTAAATAAACAAACATTTCTAGCAATGTATAATGAAGATAAGCTAGGAAATGCAATCCCAAATGTAGAGTTTTGGCTATCCGAAATTTTTAATTATCTTCAAACATATAAAATAAAATAAAGTCTATGGTTGCATTTAGCAAATTGAATCAATATGGTCTAAATTTTCAGACCAAGGTTATTAGTTCTCTTTTAAAGAATAAAAAATTTCTACTTAATATTAGAGATGTTATTACATCTGAATATTTTGATAATCAAGCCCATCAGTGGATTATAGAACAAATTGTTAAATATTTTGATAAATACCATTCAACCCCTACATTAGATACACTTCATATTGAAGTAAAGAAAATTGATAATGATGTTTTAAAAACAGCTGTTATTGAACAATTAAAAGAAGCATATAAAGCATCAAATGAAGATGCTGAATATGTTGAAAATGAGTTTAGTAATTTTTGTAAAAACCAACAGTTAAAAAAAGCATTATTAACATCAGTAGATTTATTAGGTAATGGAATGTATGATGATATTAGACATTTGATTAATGGTGCTTTAAAAGCAGGTATGGATAAAAATATTGGTCATGAATATGAAAAAGATGTTGAAGATAGATATCGTGATGAATATCGAAAAGCAATTGCTACACCATGGTCTGTAGTTAATGAATTATTACAAGGTGGTCTAGGTGGAGGTGATTTTGGATTAATATTTGGAGGTCCAGGTGGTGGTAAGAGTTGGTCATTAATAGCCTTAGGAGCAGCAGCAGTACAAGCTGGT